CGACAAGGCTGAATAGTAAAAAAGGACAGGGCTCTCGGGCTCTGTCCTTCTTCTTTTATTCAATACAACATACAACACCAGACGAATGTGGTGCTTGATGATGTATTGAAACTGCAAAAAAATTTTACAGCTTCAAAAACACCTCCAGCTTGAACTCATCGCTCCCACGCGGGCCGTACTTCCCGCGCCCTGGTTCTCCGGTGAACTCGATGCGCTCGATGATAGCCTTGAGCACCTTGTTGACCTCGGTAGTGCTTGCCTCCGGGTCGTGGAGCGCCTTGATAGCCGCCTCAAGAGCTACGACTCGCTCGGCGTAGTTCACGGACTTCGGCATCACAGACCTCGCAAGGTAGAGCTGCTTCTCACACTCTTCCATCTTCGCCCGGAGCTGAGCGTTCCGTCGGTCGAATAGTTCCTGCGTGTACTTCTTCGTCTCGAGGAGCTCGTACTGGTGGTCCTCCTGGTCGCGGTATTCCTCCATCTGCTTCTGGAGCCGTGCGATGATGCGCTCCTGGGTCTTCCGGGCGTTCCCTTCATCGTTGTCGACCTTTGACTTCAAGGCGGGCAGCTCTGCCTCTTCTAAGGCTATGCGGAGAGCGGCCAGCACTCGGTCGCACTTCACGGACTTGAAGCACTGCTTCTTCCCTCTTGCAGGGCAGAAGTATCTCGCTCCGGACGGTAGCGGTCGGCGGTCCATCATATACCCACAGCAACTACAGCGGAGCATACCCGCCAACACGTTCGAGAGCTCCTTGTGACTGTGGACTCTCGGGGTGTTCTTTATGCGCTCCTGCGCCTTCTCCCAGGTCTCAAGGTCTATGATGGCGGGGTGCTTGCCTTCCGCGATGATGCACTCCTCGTCGGGCACCTTCAAGCGTCGAGTCTTCCGCTCACCGTTCTCAAGTACTGTAACGGTAGGGCGAGAGTTACAGACGACCTTGCCTATATAGTGCTTATTCCTCACCATCCGAGTGATGACTTCCTTGTGCCACTTGCCGCCCTTCGGTGCGGGTATACCCATCTCGTCGAGCTTCGTCGCGATGCCGTAGCCGGAGAGCCCCTCGTTTGCATACCAGTCGAAAATCATCCGCACCACGTCCGCGTCGGCGTTCGGCTCAAGGGTGTGGTCCTTGCCTATCTTGACCTTGTCGTAGCCGTAGGGTGCGTTCTGCATAATGAAGCACCCGCGCTTGACTGCCGCCTCTCGACCGCGTCGAAGCACTTCCTTGATATAGTCGAGGTAGTCGCTACCGCGAAGCAGCTCGTCCTGGAAGAAGCGGCGCTCCATTTTATTCTCGAGGTTATAGGTCATCATCGGCGTGACGACTTTCGTGTGCGTGTATCGGAAGTCGCTGATAAGCCGACCGCAGTCCTCAAGGTCTCCACGGCTGAGACGCTGAGGGTCGACGACGAGCACGCCCTTGATGTTCGGGTCCTCTATCCTCGCCAGCACCTTCTGCACCTCGGCGCGGTCCTCGATGGACTCACCACTCACGACCTCCCTGTATATGTTCCCCTCAGGGATGCGCCCGCCGAACTCTCGGAGCGCGTACTCCTGGAGGATGGTCTCGTGCTTCTCCAGTACCTCCTCGACTGTCTCCCTCGGGTCGTCCTGTCGGGACTTCCGGAGGTATATGAGGTACTGCTCCCACAGGGCGAGGCGCCCTGTGTTTTTATATGTTCCCATCTTGATGTGCTCCTCTCGTAGATATAATTTTTTGATAATTTACTATTGTATTGCAACACTACAAAATTTTTGCTATTCTAATATAGTATAAGGAACAGACGTTCCGCCCCGGGAAAGGAGCCAAGATATGACCGAACTCGATCACCTCAAGACCCACATCATCGCGGCAGTAGAGGCCTCTAACGACGCCGACCTGCTCGACCTCATCGTGAAGCTACTCATCACCGAGACCCAAGTGCAGCCAGGAGCTGCCTGATGCTCGCGTAATCTGCGGGCGGAAGACTCGACAATATAGACACAGCCTCGAAGAAGTCGGGGTCTCTTCTCATCTTTACGACCAGCTCGGCAAGCTGGTCATTTTTTATGGCCGACTGCGTCCTCGCCCTCGGCACGTCATATCCGCCCAGCCACATCTCGCTGACCCCCAAAGCCGACGCGAGCTTATGCGCCGCATCCATCCGGGGCTCAACCTCACCGGAGATGTAGCGGCTGATGGTGCCTCGGTTCAGTCCGGTCTCCCGGACGAGGTCCGCCTGCTTCTTGCCTACTGCCTGCATCGCCTCCTTTAATCTGTCTTTTGTTAGTGCTACGCGCTCGTATTCTTTCATATAACAAGCACCTCCTTTTTGGTATATTATAGCAGAGTCGTTGTTGAAAAGCAACGATTTTTACAAAAATTATTGCAAAAATGCAAAAACTATATTGACAAATGAAATTTTTTGAATATAATATTACTTGAGAGTTGCAACCTTGCAACATTTTTCGACAAGAAAGGAGGACAGTAAGGTGGAGTCGATAGATAGATACGCACCTCTGTGCAACGAAATCCGCAAGAAGTTCCGCACGATGAAAGCCTTCGCGGAGGCAGTCGGAATACACCCGTCAACCCTCAGCTCTAAGCTGAACGGTAAGACCTCGTGGTCGTTCGGTGAAGTGGCGAAAAGCTGCGAAGTGCTCGGCATCCCTCTGGCAGATGCCCCGGAATACTTCCCCGCCTGCTAGGCTAAATTTTTTTACACCAAAAGTTGCAACCTTGCAACATTTTTCGACAAGAAAGGAGCCTACAGTGAACGGATGGACAGAGACCGGCAACGGCTACCGGTCGAAAACAATCAAGAGGGGCGACGTCACGATCGTCATAAACCGCCCCATACTGAACGACAAGGAGCGCTCCAAGCGTGAGAACCTCGTCGAGACAGCCCTCTCACACTATGCAAGAACTACGAAAGGAACACAAGCCAATGAAACTTAGAACACAGAACGGCAAGTGGTACATAACCGACGGCGACCAGGTCGTCACCCGTAACAGCTCGGCGGAAGCCTGGCAGTACATATTTGAAAATCTTAATAAATGAAAGGATACAAGCAAATGAACGACAACATCATCACCTTCAAACTCTGCGACGAGGACAGGTCAAGGCTCGACTACATCATCGACCTACTCGCCCAGCTCGTTGACAGCGGAGCCACGAAAAAGAAGGACGACATCACGGAGATGGCGGAGAACGTCCTCAAGAGAGCGACCGCCTCCGCAGAGCCCGCAAAAAACGCCCAGGAGGCGCCGAAGGCTTCCGACCACCCAACACTCGACCCCTTCCCTGAACTGCCCACCGCTAAAGCAGAGGCAAGCGAGGCAGAGAAAAAAGAGGAGGCGCCTACCGTCAGCACCGCAGAGCTTCAGCAGCTCGTCATCGCACTCTGCCGCAACGGTAAGAAGGACAAGGTCCGCGAGGTCGTCAGCCTCTACGGTGTGCAAACCGTCGCCGCTATACCCGAGGACAAGCGCACCGAGGCATATGGCAAGCTGAAAGCGCTCGAGGGCTAAGAGTATGACCTATAAAGAAATGGTAAAACGGGCGAACCCCGAAGCCCTTGACACTGCTGAGCTCGGAGGCGTTAAAGGGTGCCCCGCCAACTACTTCACCGGAGCCCCTAGTATGCTCGACAATGAGTGCCTGAAGGGTGACTGCAACCGGTGCTGGAACTCGGAGATGCCCGGCACAACACCCACGACCGCAAAGGTCATATACCTGGCGGGACCTATCACCGGAGTCCCGGACTACTGGAGAGCCTTCGCCGAAGGGGCGAACAAGGTCGAAGCGGCGGGCTATATACCGCTCACACCCACGGCACTGCCCTATAAGCTCGGCAACCAAAAGGCGATGCAGATATGCCTGGCGATGATAAACACCGCCGACGCCGTTCTCTTCCTCCCCGGCTGGAGCCGTAGCGTAGGCGCCCAGATAGAGATGGAGTACTGCAAGTATATCGGCAAGCCCCACGCGACTACTATCGAAGCATTGAAGGAGGTGCTGATATGACTGAACAGATAAACCACAGCGAGAGAGACCACGC